AAGACCGACTACAATAGAAGAACAAATAAAAATTTTAGGTGGTAGAAAGTTAGTTATTGAAGATGTTGAATTCGCTCAAAATGTACTTTTATCGGTAAATTATTATAATTTTACTGGTTATTTACATACATATAAAAATGCAGATGACAATTACGAAAACATTTCTTTTAATCAAGCGTATAGAATATATCTATGCGATAGACGTATTAGGTCTACTATATTATACGCGATAGAGAGTATTGAACATAATTTAAAGACGAAAATCGCTTATGTAATAGCGATGAATACCTGTGCAACATCTTACTTAAACAAAGATATTTTCGTGGATGAAGAAGAACACCAAAAACTACTACAAAAATTTGGACAAGCAATAAATAGAAATAGTAAAATACCATTCGTAAAACATCACATAAAGAAATATGACAGAAGATTTCCTATTTGGGTAGCTATTGAAATTTTTACCTTAGGAATGGTGTGGAATTGTTATAAAAATTTAAAGACACCTCTAAAAAAGAAGATTGCATCAAAATTTAATATAGGTTCCGTTTATTTGGAGAGCTGGATTGAATGTATATCTTATTTACGAAATGTATGCGCACACTATATGAGGTTATATAGATTTAAGGTACAGAAGACACCTAAAAAGAGTAAAAAACATAGTATGAATAATATATCTCACTGCATATATGACATTATAAATGTAATGCGTTTTTTAATGCCAAGTAAAGATGAATGGAATAATTACATAATTTCTAATATTGCTCAAATCTTTGAAGAATATAAAGATGTTGTAAGTCCTGAAGATTATGGTTTTCCAAAGGACTGGGAAAAAACTTTAACATTATAATATTGAAATTAAGCACGTCTTACGGCGTGCTTTTTTCGTACCCAAAATGAGGTGACACAATGTACAGACGAATACCACCATAGCACGCTTACGGCGTGTTTTTTTAATACCAAAATCCCAATCAATTATGATTTAGAAAGGACGGATAAAATGAAATTAAATTTTAATTTTAGCGGAAAAACGCTGTTAAAGGATTGGTGGCCGATAGTGAAAGAAAATTTCAAGACCATTGAAACAGACCACAACACACTGTCCGACAAATTGGACACAGAAATCACGCAACGCACCAACGCTGATGTAGGGTTGGCAGACAAAATCACCGCCGAAACCAAAGCGAGGGAAAGTGCGGATAGTTCGTTAAGCAGTCGCATAAACAACGAAGTGACAATACGACAGGCGGCGGATAATGAACTGCAACGTAATATTGACAGTGAAATCACCGAAAGACAGACGGCAGATACCAATATTTCAAATTCAGTGAAAGCCGAAGAATCAGCAAGAAAAAGTGCTGACAAAGAATTGAAAGCACGTATTGATGAAATCAATGCGAACACCGAAACAACTATACTGTTTGGCGACAAAAAGCAACATACAGTAAAATTTGTTGCACCGAGTAAGCCTACACTATATTTTGACGGACAACAAGAATATTATGGCGAGAGTATGGCGGTTGATATTACACTGAAAGACGCGTTTTACATTGACGGGAAACAGATTGCCGGAACGTTTTCAGAACCGTGTATAAATGTACCAATAGACGGCATTTATATTGTTGTTCGCTATGATTTTATTAAAAATACGTGTAGTATATCATCAAATTCTACATCTGTACCGTCGGCAATTTCGGGTGATGTATGGACATTTACATTGTATCATATTCACGATATAAATTTAGAAATGAAGATAGACAGCGAATCGCCGACAGGGGAAAGATATGAGTTTGTATCGGCGACGGTTGATTATGTCATAGAAAACGAAAATACCACAGGCGACAGTTATTTCATCACCAATACATACGAACGTGTTCGTACATTGGCAGATTTGGCAACTGTCAATAAAAATTCATTTATTGACGCTGTAAATGAAAATGCAAAAAATATTACAGATATAACAAAAAATCAAATATTTGTGCAATGCGACGGCGACCACGACGAATTAAAATTACAGGCGGCGATAGATAGCGCGCCGTATAAAAGTATTATATATCCTGTAGGTGAATTGTGCGTTATTACAAATGCAAATATGAAGTCGGGTTACGGAATGACGGGAACTAATAACGGTGTGGCAATTCCGTTAAAGGGCGGTATGACGTTAGACGGTTCAATGTGCGATACAATTATGTTCAAAAATACAAATTCTGTCGCAAAACAATATGTTTTTCATCTGCCGGAAGGCGCTAAAATGCAAAATGTAAAATTTACAGAGGACACGGACACTGTAACGGCGGACACGGTTAATCCGACAGTATTATTAGCGCAAAGTAGTTCACAGATAATATCCTGTACATTCTACGATATATTTAGTACACATCAATTCGGTGTATCAACGTTTGAAATGAGCAACGTTCTGTTTTTGAACAACGTCATAGATACGTTCGCAGGTGCACCGGCAAATAATTTGACATACGAAATAAAAATCGCAGGCAATTCGTTTGTTATGGGTAACAAATTTTTGAATTTCACGCAAAAAGAACAATCGTTAGGATATATGCTACAGGCGTCAACCGTTATATTTGTAAACAATTATATGTCCGGTTTTACAAATTGCAGTATTGATATAGGCAAAAAAATAGTAGGCAATATATTTAAAACGTTTACTGATTGCAGTATCGATATAAATGGCGAAATTTCGGACAATGAATTTGCAGCAATTACACAGAACACAAAAACACCGTTTATATACACCAAGGGGATTACATTAATCAGCGGAAACAGAATGCCTGTTATAAAAATTAATTCCGAATATATCGATTTTATCGAATGCGGAAATTATGCCGTTATATGCGGAAATTATATGCACATTTCCGCAGGCCCTACGTCGGGACAGTGTAATCTAATATCAGCCAGCAGTCAGACGCTGATAGCAGATAATATATTTAGGACAACGGCGTCTGTAACGGCAAATGCTGATTTTTCAATTATATACAGCGACGGTAAAACAGTAGTCAAAAATAACGTGACAAATGCCGTATCAATCGGAACGTTCGGCGATACGTGCGTTGTTGACGGAAATGTGACAGGGTGGTGATATTATGTACAAATTTTATAGTAAAAACGGAACAGCACAATTTTATGAACGCGGTGTTGAAATTGACGGCACGGTGTACGGAATACGAACTGACAGCGACATACTGCGAATTAAACGCAGTGTTTTAAACAGCAAATTTGCTGAAAGCGAAGAAGATTTTGATATGAATGTAGAAATCGCAAAAATTCAGCATACAGACATCACATTTGAACAGCCTACGGCAGAACAGCTGTCACAGATACAGGCGAAGAAATTTGATAGTATGTCGGATATGAAACAGCACGTTCAGTCTGTTATGAGCGGTGACGAAACAATGTCACAAGACGAAATCAACGCAATGCTGATGTTACAGATTGCGGAACTGAAAGCAGGTGTTGACGGTGAATAAAACATTGATACGTAAATACTATCAAATGGGTATTTACAAAGAAAAACATTTAGATATATTCGTCAAGGCGGGATATATCACAGAGAACGAGAAAAAAGAAATTATGGAGGGTTAATTTATGGATAAGATTTTTAATTGGACAAGTACGGTAATAGGAATTGTGGGCGGTTTCTTTGCCGCCCTGTTCGGCAAATGGGATAGCATTTTGTGGGCACTGTTGGTGATAATGGTGCTTGATTATTTAACGGGTGTTATTAAAGCAATCTATACAAAAACAATGTCGAGTGAGATTGGGTTTAAAGGACTGCTGAAAAAGATAACTATATT